AGATCAGGTGGTGGTAGTTCATCTACATCAAGCAGTTCATCAAGTAGTGGTGGTAGTTCACAATCAAAAAATAAATTAGAAAAAGCTCAGTCTGGATCACAAACAAAAATGTCTGATTCAGATTTTATGACTAGCTTATCTAAAAACAAAAATTTTGCTGGTAGAACTGGAGCTGAAATGGCAGAAGCTGGTCATATATCTAAATCTAAAATTGGTGATTACGATAAAATAGCTGGTACATCTAGTTCAGATGGAGGTTCTTCAAGTAACAAGTCTTCAAGTAGCTCTAATAAATCTAGTGTACAAACAAATGTTAATAAAAAAACAACTGTACTTGGAGATCAAACACAAAAAGATATTTTAGATAAAGGTAAGGAAAAACTACAAAATAGAGCTAATAAGATTAAAGGAGAAAGAGAAGCAGCTATGCTTGAATCTCAACAGGATAGTATTAAAGTTGCAAACAAAAAACTAGCAGCAATGGGTGGACCTTTAACGCAAAGAAAATTAGATGTAGCACATAGATTTGGTCAAGCGGCAGGTAGAGACTATCTTGCCAAAGCTAAATCTTCTGAGCAAAACCCTAGGGGTGGTTATAATAGTCTTTTTAGCCGTAGCGAACTTACAGGTTTTTATGATAGCAGATCTGGTAGGGAAGGTAAAAAAGGTACAGGAGTAGGTGAAAAACCAAACAAGAAAATATCTAAAAGAAACCCTGAAGTAACAGAATCATTTATATATGGAACTGGAAGTTTAGGTCAAAGACCAATGCTTGAAGATTATCAAGGTGGTACACCTAAAATGCCTAAAGGACCTATGAAATTTGGAATGAAAAAATAAATGAAGAAAATTTGGGAGTGGTTAACAGGTAATGTCATCAAAGAAGTTGGTGAGGTTATTGATAACTTAACAACAACCAAGGAAGAAAAACTTGAGGCCCAAAGATTAATTACTCAAATATTAGAAAAAGCAGATAAAGAAGCACAGGAACAAGTTACAGAAAGATGGAAGGCCGATATGTCGTCCGATAGTAAATTATCGAAAAACATAAGACCAGCTGTTTTAATTTATTTAACTGTAATATTTACAGCTTGTGCTTTTTTTGATGGTAATATAGGTGAGTTTAAAATCGCAGAAGCTTATATACCTATTTTTCAAACATTACTAATTACAGTGTATGGTGCCTATTTCGTAGGTCGTAGTTGGGAAAAAGCAAAATCTATGCAAAAAAATAAAGATAATTAAATTATATAAAATGGCAGAATTAAATAAAATCGAAGATCAAGAACTAAAAACAGTTGTTGATCAACAAAAAGAATTAAATCAAGTATTAACTCATATTGGTGTATTAGAAGCTCAAAAACATAGTGCTCTTCATAAAATAGCAACATTAAACGAAGCTATTGAAACAACTAAAAAAGATTTAGAAAATAAATACGGAGCAGTCAATATAAACCTAGAAGACGGTACATATACAGAAATAGAAAAAACAGAAGAATAAATGGACAACGTTGTTAGAAAAATTAGCATAGGTGCTGATTATAAAAATGACGCTATGCATTATTCTGTAGGACAAGAAGTGTATGGCGGTCATACAATATCTCATATTTTATTTGAAGATAAAGATTCATCGTATAACATTTTTATTAAGAAAAACGAAGAGGTATTACCATGGAAAAAATTTAATTCCAACATGGCAATATCTATTGAGTATGATTTAAAGTATTAATGAAAAGTGTATATGATTTTATCGTTAAACCTATCGGTGAAAGATATGCAAATGTAAAAAAAATTAATGACAAAAATTTAATTTTAAATACTAAAATTGAAAATTGGAAATTTGTAAATAGATTTGCAGAAGTAGTATCCACACCTTTAGCATTACCTACACCTGTAAGAATAGGTGATATTGTTGTATTACATCAAAATGTATTTAGAAGATTTTACAATATGAAAGGTAAGCAAGTAAATAGTAGATCTCATTTCAAAGATGATTTATATTTTGCTAGTGTTGATCAATTATATTTGTATAAAAGAAAAAAATACTGGGAGTCTTTAAATGATAGATGTTTTATTATGCCTATTAAAAATAATAATACTCTATCAAATCAAAAAGAAACAAACAATATCGGTATATTAAAAATTGGTAATAATTCATTAGAAGCGCTAGAAATAAACCCAGGTGATGTGGTTTCATTTAAAGCTGGGTCTGAATGGGAGTTTAATATAGATGACGAGCGTTTATATTGTATGAAATCAAATGATATTTTATTAAAACATGAATATAAAGAAAACCAAGCAGAGTATAATCCACGCTGGGCAAAAAGCAGTTGATGAGTTAATAAAGGTAGCTAAAGAACCTATTGTAGACAGTGATGATGATATATCAGCTGATAGATTAAAAAACGCTGCAGCAACAAAAAAATTAGCTATATTTGATGCGTTTGAAATATTACAACGCATACAAGAAGAAGAGGATATGTTAAATGAAAAACCAAAAGAAACAAAAGCAAAAAGCTTTAAAGGTTTTGCAGAAGGTAGATCTAAATAATGTATACTAATTCACTATATAAAGTATTAGATAATTATATCAAACCTAATACTATAAAGAAAAATAATAGATATAAAAAATGGGAGTATGGTTATAATAAAGACCACGATGTAATTATTATAAGTAAAACAGGTAAAATAGGTGATATAATTGAAATACAAAACTTAAAAATTGCTTTACCTGCAAAAGAAAAAGTTCATGATTTTAAATCAGGTACTTGGGAATATACTCAAATACCAACTCCTTTAGTAAAAATAAAAACAATATTTGAGTGGGAACATTACCCATTAGATTTTAAAGAAACTTGGTATGATTACATTGATGAAGAATTTAATAAAAGAGAGCAAGGCTTTTGGTTCAATAATAAAGGCTTGGCTACTTACATTACTGGTTCTCATTATATGTACCTGCAGTGGTCCAAGATTGATGTTGGGAAACCAGATTATAGGGAAGCAAACAGATTATTCTTTATATTCTGGGAAGCTTGTAAAGCAGATAGCAGATGTTACGGGATGTGCTACCTTAAAAATAGACGTTCTGGATTCTCTTTTATGGCGTCAGGCGAAGCAGTCAATCTCGCGACCATTAGTTCTGATTCAAGATACGGTATTTTATCGAAATCCGGACCAGACGCTAAAACCATGTTTACTGATAAAGTCGTGCCAATATCCGTCAACTATCCATTTTTCTTCAAACCAATACAAGACGGTATGGATAGGCCAAAAACCGAACTGGCATATCGTGTACCTGCCAGTAAATTCACAAGGCGTAAGATACTCTCCGGTGAAAGGCCCGAGGAGCTCGAGGGGTTGGATACAACCATCGACTGGAAGAATACAGGGGACAACTCCTATGACGGTGAAAAACTCAAACTCCTTGTACATGACGAGTCCGGCAAATGGGAGCGGCCGAACAACATCATCAACAACTGGCGAGTTACCAAAACAACGTTAAGATTAGGTAGTAGAGTTATAGGAAAATGTATGATGGGTAGTACCTGTAATGCATTAGACAAAGGAGGTGATAACTTTAAAAAAATCTATTATGAATCAGACGTTACAAAAAGAAACCGCAATGGACAGACTCGCTCGGGACTATATAGTTTGTTCATACCTATGGAATGGAACTACGAGGGATACATTGATTCTTATGGCTTACCTGTATTCGAAACACCAACTGAAAAAACCTTTGGACCACACGGTGTTGAAATAGATTTAGGTGTTATTAATTACTGGCAAAATGAAGTTGATGGTTTAAAAGGTGATCAAGATGCTTTAAATGAATTTTATAGACAATTTCCAAGAACTGAAGAACACGCTTTTAGAGATGAAGCAAAAGCTTCACTTTTTAACCTAACAAAAATATATGAACAAATAGATTTTAATGGTGATTTAAAACATAGTTCATTAATTACTAAAGGTAGCTTTCAATGGTTAAACGGTATTAAGGATACTGAAGTTGTATTTGTACCAAATAATAGCGGTAGATTTTTAATTACATGGGTGCCAAGTGAAAATCTTCAAAATCGTGTAATATTAAAAAATGGAATTAAATATCCTGGAAACGAAGACTTAGGTGCATTTGGTTGTGACCCTTACGATATATCAGGAACTGTAGATAAAAGAGGTTCTAATGGATCATTACATGGTATAACAGCTTTTAGTATGTTAGATGTTCCACCAAATCATTTCTTTTTAGAATATATAGCAAGACCTCAAACTGCAGAGATATTTTTTGAAGATGTATTAATGGCTTGTGTTTTTTATGGTATGCCAATATTAGCAGAAAATAATAAGCCAAGATTATTATATCATTTTAAACGAAGAGGATATAGAGGTTATTCTATGAACAGACCAGATAAACTTTATAATAAATTGTCTGTAACAGAAAGAGAGATAGGTGGTATACCTAATTCAAGTGAAGACATTAAACAAGCTCATGCTGCAGCTATTGAAACATATATTGAAAATTTTGTAGGTTTAAAAGATACAGGTTACGGTGATATGTATTTTCAAAGAACCTTAAACGATTGGAGTAAATTTAATATAAATAATAGAACACAGCATGACGCATCAATTAGTTCTGGTTTAGCTTTAATGGGTTGTAACAAAAACAGATATAAACCTATACCAACACGCGAATTAAAATCATATGATTTAGGAATAAAAAGGTATGATAATAGAGGTATTGTTTCAAAAATTATGAAATAAATGAATATAAATTATAATGCTAACAGCGCTTTTCCCAGTCAGGTAGTACCTTTGGAGGAAAAATTAAGTTTAGAGTATGGTAGGCAAGTTGCCAACGCTATACAATCTGAATGGTTTGCGCAAGGTAGAACCAATGGTAATAGGTATTTAACAACGTTTAATAATTATCATACACGTAGGCTTTATGCTAAAGGTGAACAACCTGTACAAAAATATAAAGATGAGTTATCTATTAACGGTGATTTATCTTATTTAAATTTAGACTGGAAACCAGTACCTATATTATCTAAGTTTATTGATATACTTTCAAATGGTATTTCAAATAAAGATTATGATATAAAAGCATTTGCACAAGACCCAGTGTCTGTTAAAAAAAGATCAACATACGCTTCTAACTTAGCAAAAGATATGTTTGGTCAAGATATTATTAATAAAGTTCAACAAACTACAGGTAAAAATATATCTAAAACAAACATACCTGTAAATGATTTGCCTAAAAGCATAGAGGAAATGGAACTGCATTTGCAGCTTTCATATAAACAAGCTATTGAAATAGCTGAAGAAGAAGCAATAAATCAAGTGTTAGATAAAAACAAATATGATTTATTAAAACGTAGAATTAACTATGATTTAGTTACACTTGGTATAGCAGCTGCTAAAACAAATTTTAATGTAAGTAATGGTATAACATTAGATTATGTTGATCCTGCTTATATGGTTTATTCATATACTGAAGACCCTAACTTTGAAGATATTTATTATGTTGGAGAAGTAAAAGCAATGACTGTGCCAGAAATTAAAAAGCAATTTCCTAATATATCAGATAGTGAATTAGAAAAAATACAAAAATCATATAGTAATGATAATTACATTTATGGTTGGGGTGCTTATGATAAAAATACTGTACAAGTATTATATTTTGAATATAAAACATATATGGATCAAGTATTTAAATTAAAATATACTGATCAAGGTTTGGAAAAGATATTAGAAAAAACAGATATGTTTGATCCACCTGAAAATGATAAATTTGATAGAGTGTCAAGATCTATTGAAGTTTTATTTCAAGGTGTAAAAGTTTTAGGTACAGATATGATGCTTGAGTGGAAAATGGCAGAGAATATGACAAGGCCTATGGCTGATACTACCAAGGTAGAAATGAATTATGCTATTTGTGCTCCACGAATGTATAAAGGTAGAATTGAATCTATCGTTACCAAAACAATGGGTTTTGCTGACATGATACAGTTAACTCATTTAAAATTACAACAGGTAATATCACGTATGGTACCTGATGGTGTATTTTTAGACATGGACGGTTTAGCTGAAGTTGATTTAGGTAATGGTACTAATTATAATCCAGCTGAAGCTTTGAATATGTATTTTCAAACTGGTTCGGTTGTAGGTAGATCACTAACACAAGACGGCGATTTAAATAGAGGTAAAGTACCTGTGCAAGAATTATCCACATCGGCTGGGCAAGCCAAAATAGGTTCTTTAATTAACACATATAATTACTATGTGCAAATGATTAGAGATGTAACCGGGCTAAGTGAAGCTAGAGATGGTACTTTACCAGACAAAGATACATTAGTTGGTTTACAAAAAATAGCGGCCCAACAATCTAATATAGCTACTAAACATATTAATAATGCTAGTCTATATTTAACATTAAGATTATGTGAAAATATTTCTAAAAAAATAGTTGATGTATTAAATTATCCATTAACAAGAAACTCATTAATTGAAAGTATATCTGTTTTTAATGTTAATACTTTAAATGAAGTTAATAATTTAAATCTACATGACTTTGGTATATTTTTAGATTTAGAACCAGACGAAGAAGCTAAAGCTCAGTTAGAACAAAATATACAAGTAGCATTACAAACACAATCAATTAATTTAGAAGATGCAATTGATCTTAGACAAATACGTAATTTAAAGTTAGCTAATCAAATGCTTAAACAAAAACGTAGACAAAAAGCAGAAAGAGATCAACAAATTGCTCAACAAAATATGCAAGCTCAAGCTCAATCAAATGCACTGTTAGCGCAACAAACAGCTGAAGCAGAAACACAAAAACAACAAATTTTAACTCAACAAAAAATACAAGTTGAAGAAGCTAAATCGCAGTTTGAAATACAACGTATGCAAACTGAAGCTCAAATTAAACAAACGCTAATGGCTGAAGAATTTAACTTTAACATGCAATTAGCTAGAGAAAGAATAAAATCAGAGCAAGTAAAAGAAAGTGAAATAGAAGACAGAAAAGATAAAAGAGTACAAATGGAAGGTACTCAACAATCTCAAATGATTCAGCAAAGGCAAACCGATGGTACGCCTATTGATTTTGAATCCACTAATGATAGTTTAGGTGATTTTGGCTTAGAAGCCTTTGGACCTAGATAATTTTTTAAATTTTATAATATTATATTATGGCAGAAGAAAAAGCGGCCGTTGAGGTCAAACAAGAGGGTGATTTTAAAATAAAATCAAAACCTAAAAAACCTAAAAATTTAGGTGAAAATAAAACTGAACCTGTAAAGGTAGATTTAACAAAAGATCCAAACGTAAAAGTAGAAGATCCTATAAAAGTAGAAATTAAAAACGAAGACAATGCCGTTCAAACACAAGAGACAGATGATAGCAATGTTGTTGTCGAAGAACCAAAAGACAGTGCAGACAGCCAAGAAGTGGTTGAAGAAGTACGGGAAACCGACGAAAAACTAAGCACGCCATTACAGGAAATAACTGAAGATGAACTTGATGAAAAAACTACAGAGCTTTATGAAAAAGCAGAAGAAGCAGTTAAAGATCAAGTAAAAGAAGGTAAACCTTTACCTGAAAACATAGAGTCACTAGTTAATTTTATGACAGAAACTGGTGGTACTATGGAAGATTATGTAAGACTTAATTATGATTATTCAGCAGTAGATGATCAATCATTGTTAAGTGAATATTATAAAAATACTAAACCACATCTTAATTCAGAAGAAATTAATTTTTTGATGGAAGATAAGTTTAAGTATGATGAAGAAATTGATGAGCCAAGAACTATTAAAATTAAAAAATTGGCTTTCAAAGAAGAAGTTGCAAAAGCTCGTAAAGAGCTTGAAGCTATGAAGAGTAAATACTATCAAGAGATCAAGTTGAGACCTGGTGTTACTCAAGAACAGCAACAAGCTACGGACTTTTTCAATAGATATAATGAGCAGCAAGAAGCCTCAAAGAAACAAGCTGAGGATTTTAAAACTCAAACTAATCAACTTTTTAACAATGATTTCAAAGGTTTTGATTTTAATGTTGGTGAAAAGAAGTTTAGATATAAAGTTACTAATCCAAATCAAGTAGCACAAACACAGACTGATATAAATAATTTTATTAGTAAATATTTAAATAAGGACGGTAGTGTTGCTAATCCAGCTGGTTATCATAAAGCTTTGTACGCTGCAATGAACGCGGACACAATCGCTAACCATTTTTACGAACAAGGAAAAGCTGATGGAGTAAAATCCATAGTGGATTCTTCTAAAAACTTAAGTACAGATAAGCCAAGGCAAGTTGCCGATGGTAACACATTTGTTAATGGTTTAAAAGTAAGAGCAATTAGTGGTCAAGATTCGTCTCGATTAAAAATTAAAAAACGTAAATTTAACTAATTAAAACTTTTAAATTATGGCTTTAAACCCACAATTCGGTACGATAGTTCCATCGCAACAACAACAAATTCTTGCGGACAACTATCTAGTATTTGACGCGGGTGGACAAGGTAACTTTGCACAACAATATTTACCAGAGCTTTACGAAGCTGAGGTAGAGAGATATGGTAACAGAACGTTATCAGGTTTCTTACGTATGGTAGGTGCTGAATTACCTATGACATCTGATCAAGTAATATGGTCTGAACAAAACAGACTACACATCGCTTATGATGACTGTACTCAAACGGGTGCAGGTAACACTATTAATGTAAATCCAGGTGGTGCTGCAAACATTATAAACGTTATCTCTCCACAACAAACAATTGTTGTTATGGACGATTTTGGTAACGAATCAAAATGTTTAGTATCTATATCTGGTACAGGTGGTAACGTAGATGTTATTTCTGTATTACCTTACGGTTCTGCAAGTTTAGCAACAGAAGGTATTGTTGGTAACGTAAAAATATTTGTATATGGTTCTGAATATCCAAAAGGAACAAATACAACTATTGCTCCTGCACTGGCTCAAGGTGCGTTGCAAGTTGCTGGTAATGACTTTCCAATACAAACTGTTACACCTGCTTTCACGCAGTTTTCTAACAAACCAATTATCATTAGAAATCAATATGCTATCAATGGTTCTGACACAGCTCAGATCGGTTGGGTAGAAGTTGCAACTGAAGATGGTACTTCTGGTTACTTATGGTATTTAAAAGCTGAATCTGAAACAAGATTAAGATTTGAAGACTATTTAGAAATGGCTGTTGTTGAAGGTGAGCAAGTAGCTGCTGGTTCTGGTATTGCTGGAATTACAGGTACAGAAGGTTTGTTTGCTGCTATCGAAGATAGAGGTAACGTACAAGTTGGCTTCCAAGCTGCAACAGGTATTAGTGACTTTGATGATATTCTTAGAAACTTAGATACTCAAGGAGCTATTGAAGAAAACATGTTATTCTTAAATAGAAACTCTAACTTAGACTTTGATGATATGCTAGCTAGTATTTCAGCTGGTGGATCAGGTGGTACAGCTTATGGATTATTTGAAAACTCTGAGGAAATGGCATTAAACTTAGGTTTTAGTGGCTTCCGAAGAGGTTCTTATGACTTCTATAAAACTGACTGGAAATACTTAAACGATGCGTCAACAAGAGGTGCGATGACAGGGCCTGCTTCAATTGAAGGAGTGTTAATACCTGCTGGTACTTCAACTGTATACGATCAAATTCTTGGAACTAACATTAGACGTCCTTTCTTACACGTAAGATATAGAGCGTCTCAAGCAGATGACAGAAGAATGAAGTCTTGGTTGACTGGTTCTGTTGGTGGAGCTTTCACTAGCGAACTTGATGCTATGACTGTAAACTTCTTATCTGAAAGATGTTTAGTTGTACAAGCTGCGAATAACTTTGTGTTATTCAAAGGAGTGTAATACTTTTTAAGGTAATGGGCGCTTCGGCGCCCTTATACCTTTAATTATTTAATTATATTATATTATGGCTAAAAAACAAAAAGCAGAGGTGGCTGTTGAAGAACCTGTAGTTAAGGTTGCTCCACCAAAAAAACCAATTAATACTTGGGAAATAAAATCAAGAACTTATTTAGTTAAAGGCAAGAAACAACCTTTAACTTTAACTATACCTAGTAAGCATACACGTAAACATGCTTTATTATATTTCGATAGAAATAAAGGAGAGCAAAGAGAATTAAGGTATGCTACTAATATGAACTCACCATTTGTAGATGAACAAAAGGGTGAAGTAACACTAGGTCATATAACTTTTAAAGATGGTGTATTAACTGTTCCTGAAAGTAATCAAATACTTCAAAAATTATTAAGTTTATATCACCCACTAAAAGGTAAAAAATACTATGAGTTTGATTCTGTAGAAGTTGCGGAAGATGAATTAGATACACTAGAAATGCAATTAAATGCTTTAAATGCAGCTAATAACATGGGTGTAGATCAAGGAGAAGCAATATTGAGAGTTGAACAAGGTAGTAAAGTCTCTAATTTAAAGTCTCAAGAAATAAAAAGAGATTTATTATTATTTGCTAAAAAGAAACCAGCGTTGTTTTTAAGTTTAGCTAATGATGAAAATGTTGAGCTTAGAAACTTTGGTATCAAAGCAACTGAAGCCAATATCATAACTCTTTCACAAGATCAAAGAACTTTTCACTGGGGTCAAACAGACAGAAAATTAATGACTGTTCCATTTGATGAAAATCCATATTCAGCTTTAGCAGCATGGTTTAAAACTGATGAAGGTGTAGAAGTTTATAAATCTATAGAAAAAAGACTATAAACAAGTGATAATATAAAGGGTAGTGTCACGCTACCCTTTGTATTATAATTTAAATATAAATATGGCTATAAACGTAAACACTGTGTATCAAACAGTCCTGTCAATATTAAATAAAGAGCAGAGAGGTTATTTAACTCCTGATGAATTTAATAAAACAGCAACACAGGTACAACTAGAGATTTTTGAAAAATATTTTGAAGATTTAAATCAACAACTTAGAGTACCACAAGCTGATGTAGATTATTCTGACAGAGTAATGAACTTAGATGAAAAAATAGCTATATTTAAAACATTTGGTGATGCTGCATATGTAGCTGCAACACCTACCACACCCGCTTATTTTACTTTGCCTCAAACAAGTAAGTTCGGTGTTAATGTAGATTTTTATAGAATAGGTACAGTTACCTATACAGATTCTAGAAATAATCAATTAGAACTTCAAAGATTAGGTCGTACAGATTTTTATAACATAGAAAGATCTCCACTTACAAAAGCGACTGAGGCGTTTCCAACATATTTATTAGAAAGTCCTGGTAATCCCAACACTATAAATCAACCAATGAATATAAACATACCTAATATTTTACTTGTTAATCCATTAACTATACAAAATAATATTCAAGTAGATTTTATAAGAAAACCATTAAATGTTATATGGGGTTTTACAACAGGAACTAGAGGGCAATATATTTGGAATGAAAACTTTTTTGATGCTGCAACAGGTTTAGGATCTATTAATTTTGAATTACATGAATCAGAACAAACTAATGTTATATTAAGAATTTTAGCATATGCTGGTATAATTATAGAAGATCCTACTATCGTAAGCTTAGCAGCTCAACAAGTACAAGGTAAAGAAGTAAATAAAAGAAGTTAATAAATGGCATTAATAAACGAAACTAATCAACAATATTACGCAGGAGCTCAGGGGTTTACTGTTCAAGATGCAGCTGGTCAACAAGACTTTACTTTTACATTTGACACAAATTTAGTTTTTGGTGATTCAAACCCTAATAGTGTAGATTATGCTTTAAATAACTTTAAATTGTATCACAGTACTAATGGGTTAACTTATACTGAAATAGGTGATCCAGCAGGGCCTTATGCGCCTTATACAGTTAGTGGTAACACAATACAACTAGCGGCTGTTGTTCCACAAAACGAAATTGTTGTATGTCAATTAAAAAGATTAGATGGTGGTAGTTATGGTGCTAGAGATGCTTATGGAACTACAACTGAAAAAAATTATGGTAGCTATAGATATGTAAAATTAGACGATATTGTAAATAATTTTATAGTAGCTTACGTAGGCGCAGGTAAGTTAATACCTAGTGTCAAAAGAACTGATTTAATATTTCATGCTAAACGAGCTTTACAAGAGTTTAGCTATGATACATTAAAAAGTATTAAATCTCAAGAACTAACTATACCACCAAGTTTAAGCGTAGTAATACCTCAAGACTATGTTAACTACGTTAGGATGTCGTGGATAGATATGCAAGGTGTACAAAGAATAATTTACCCTGCAAATAATTTAACAGACGCACCTTATAGAACACCTACACAAGATCAAAGTGGATTACCTATTCAAGATAATTTTGGTCAAAACGTACAAGGTTCATCTATAACACAAGAGCGATGGGTTAATAATAATCCTAATTTTATAGATCAAGCTTTCAATCAAGAACAATACAATGCTGGTTTAGATTGGTGGGGATATGAATGGGGCTATGGCGGTATGTGGTTTTGGGGCTATGGTCAATTATACGGCAATGATCCACAATATGCTCAAAAAAATGGTTGGTTTTATTTAAACGAAAGAGAAGGTAAAATATCTTTTTCTAATAATTTAAGAGATAGATTAATTATCTTAGAATATATATCAGATGGTTTAGCTTATGACATGGATAGTGAAGTACCTAAATTAGCTGAAGCTGCTATTTACGCTTATATGTCACATGCTGTTTTAGCAAGTAGAATTAATCAACCAGAATATATAGTACAAAGATTAAAAAGAGATGCTAGTGCAAAACTTAGAAATGCAAAAATAAGATTATCTAACATTAAGCTTGACGAAATAGTTCAAGTGATGAGAGGTAAATCTAAATGGATAAAACACTAAAATATGCCACAAAGTAAAAATGTCTTTATCAAGTCTAAGATGAACAAAGATCTTGATGATCGTTTGTTACCTCAAGGGCAATATAGAGATGCATTAAATATACAAGTCTTCT